TGTCTGCTTGCTGAACTTTGCACGTTCTGCTCCTGATTTCTGGCGCATCAGAGTCATCCACTCTGCAATGTCACCACCAGCAATGATCTTGGCATCGGATGAGCCAATGTAAGTTGCACGTTCTTTGAGTTGAGCTTCAGTTAGCATGATGATTACCCCTCTGCTTTAATACGCTTTAGCTTGAAACGGTAATGAATTACCTTCTTGCCGTACCAAATCCTTGTGTAGTAATGCCCTCTTGCAACTCCGTAGATAGAGAACCTTGCACGTCTTTTGTACCTCTTCCACTTCAGGATCTGAATGTTCAGAAAACTCCAGCGACCCTCTCCTAGCTCAATCCAAGGGCGAGGCCAATCTGTGGGAATGTCTAGCTTATCCTTTTTCATACCGGACACCTCGATTCCATCTCATCATGTTTGTTGTTGTAGCACTGACACTCGCCAGCCTTGACGGTTGAGTAGTCACAGTCAAAGCCGCAATCTGCTTCACCACAACCAATGCCAAGCTCCTCTTCTGTAAAGAAGAAAGGCCGGTAATCATCTGGGTTTGCACGGCTGTAGACATATAGCTCTGCCTTGGCGACAGGCTTGATGGATTTCTTCAGAACCTCAAGTGGTGTCTTGAAGTCTACAGTTTCTCCCATCTCGTCTGTGCCGCAGAAAAGAGCGTTGTTTGCAATAGGGGTGGGGTAGTTCTTATGAATCCAGAAGAAGCGAGCCTGATACAGACCCTCGTCATCGATGTAAGCGCAGTCACCATTCTCATCGAGGCGAACAACATCGAACGTATGGCAACCAATGGCAGGAGAGATATCCTCCCATGTGTTGAACTTGAACTCATTGAATAGAAGATTGATGCTGTCTTCTGCAGCGGTCATTAGGAAGGCCTTCATCACGGTACTCCTTGTATGTCAATTCACATTACCATATAGTTGGCTTGTTTCCGAGGATTAATGTTATGTGTGAACAACAGTTTACCTCTGATTTAATCAAGCAATTTCAACGCCGTAGATATGATCTCGGTATAACTCAGGTCACTCTTGACTCAATGCTTGGTGTTTCTTCCGGTGTCGTAGCCAAATGGGAAATTGGCAACAGGAAGCCAACATTGTTCAATGCGTATTGTTGGGCTGAAGCCCTTGGTTGTGACATAAAGTTAGAGGTGCGAGATGAAGATCTGCGGGATTGACCCCGGACTTACCGGAGGCATTGCGTTTTACGACGGCAGTGTTGTGAATGCCTATCGTGTTCCAACGCTCAAGATAGCCAACAAGAAAATCCTGGACATGGAAGCTATATGCAAGCTCATGGTATTTCACGAGCCTGATATGGTTTGTATTGAGCAGCAGCAAGCTATGCCAAGACAAGGTGTGGCCAGCACATTCAAGACTGGGTTCAACTATGGCATTTACATTGGCATACTGCATGCCCTTGGCTACTCGTACTCAGTCGTTATTCCACGCAAATGGAAAGCAGACTTATTTGTTACAAGCGACAAGAACCAAGCTCGCATGAGAGCAACCGAGCTGATGCCTGATGGTCAGAGCAGCTGGTCACTCAAATGCGAAGATGGTGTAGCAGAGGCTGCGTTGATAGCCTACTGGGGCTTATACTGCGGCCAATCACCAAGCGGATCGAACACAGGATTGTCTGCCAAGAACTTTACCAAAGCATCAATCCGTGGCCTCTTGGGGCCAGATGACACCTTGCCGAAGCAATAGTCTTCAAGCATTTCGATCTGGTTGATCTTATACTTGTTCAGCCATTTGGCATCTGGCTTGAACCATCCTTTGCTTCTAGCAGCATAGTCTGGCAAGACTTCTTTGAGCGTTTCTGAGTAGAAGTCATACTTGCCCAAGCCTGTGAGGCAACACGCCACAAATAACTCATCAAGCTCCGTATCTGGGAGGCTAATGCAGTACATGAGTGGTGTAGTGCCGTCAGTATCGAAAGCATTTCGAGCAGCATCAATGTGGCGTTGTATACAGCCCTCATGACGCGGATGTACATAATCATCTGGATACTCCTCCGAGGGGAAAATTGTCTGGTGGTCTGCATAGATATGACCGACTCGATTGGTGTTGCTGTAAGTATATCCAAGGGAACGATGACACAGCATAGCTTTCATGAAGTTGACATACGTCAGTTCCTCGCTGAACATGCTGTCCTTCATGAAGTGTGCAAAGTAACCAGCAAGCAACGCTTCCTGAGGCTTTGACATGGTAAGAGGTGTTACTTCTTTCTCTACCTCTTCTTCCATCTCCTGAGCTTCTTGCTGCTCTTTAGTTTCACGCAACACAAGCTCTGTTGTCTGAACATCGAAGCGGGAGCTGTTGTAGGCAATGCAGAGTATCTTGTCTGCAATGCTGTATGTCTCATGCTTCTCGTCATAAACCGCTGTGAAGCCACGGCATGCTGGGTCATCCCAATGGAATGAGTCACGAAGCAAGATGACATCTGAGTATCCTGCGTCACGATAAGCATCTACAAGATCCAGCAGCGCTTTGTCCTGCAAGCGATTGAACTCGTCGATGTTGGTGATCCACTCCTGATCCCCAAACAGATCCTGTTCGATTGCAAGATCGGCTCGATTTGAGTCATTGATCTTGAACAGAGCATGCTCGGTTTCAATCTTCTTGGCTGTCATGAAATGTTTGACAGAGGCAAGGTGGAAGTGTGTGTTCTCTTCCAGATACTTGTCCTGACGTTCATGATTGCCAAGCGTCAGAGCTTCTGCCACGCCGATGTTGAACTCTCCATTACGGAACATCTGCTTGGCTTTATCAGACAGCTCAGCAAGGCCCACACGCTGTTTAACCCACCTGTCAGTCTGACCAAAGCGTTTACCTACTGAGTCGTAGGTTTCGCTGCCATCTGACACGAGAGCCATGATGACATCGCATTCATCAAGAGGGTGCATATCCTCACGCATCATGTTTGCATGAAGACCAACCTCCGAGTCGTCTGACTCAAGCACCACACAATTAACAGGTGTGGCCTTGTCTTTGTAGATTTGGTTAAGAGCATCAAGACGACGGTTGCCGTCTATCACGTTGAATCCATTGCCATTTTTGACAACGACTAGATTGTGAAGCAGCCCCTTGGACTTGATTGAGGCAACAAGCTGCCAGTGGCTATCCTTGCTTGCCTTAACTTGCCTGACATTGTTCGGGCTGTGCTTCAGTTCCTTCAGTCGAATCTGTTGTTGCATCTCTTCTTTCCTCCGTTTGCATGACTACAAAATAATCTTTCCACTCCCCCGACTTTGGCTTGAAGCGGCACATTGGGAATGAAAAGGATGTATCATCTGGTTTGAAAAGCATCACTTGGTGCTGGATTGTTTCCATCCCAAACTTGGGATCAACCGTCCAGAACTGCATCGATACCATATCTCCTTCAACTTTCCATGTGACTCTGTGGCAGTCGAGTGTCTGTGTTGATTGCAATTTAGTTGTCCTCCATGATTTTGTCTGTGAGATATTTCGAGGCGAAGGCGACACCAATCCATAACGGTGCGCCCAGTACGCTCACCAGAAGCGTCGGATTGATCCCCATACCGATGAGTAAGGTAAGGATCAGAAACGATAAGGTCAGGTGAACAGTGACAAACCAGCCAATCCAGCGGGTCTTGTCGTTTATGAACGTGAGTCGTCGTATTCGATTGAGCATCCAAGTCTCCCTTTTTGTATGGCCCAGTCATCTTCATCTACCTCCGTTTCACCCATGCAGTTAGAGCTGTCACAGTTGGTACAGAAGCCGCCATTGTGTTCGTCATAGTGCTTGAGGTGTGCATATGATTGATGCCATTGACCGCAGTCGAGGCATACATAACATTCTTGGCTCATGGCTCCAGTATCCCTTCTCTAATCATGTCTGATATTCTGTCTACTATCCACGTCTCTTTGAGGTTTTTAGACAGTCCGGTGTCATGGAGGTACTGCCAAGCCTGAATAAACTCTTGGTCAGAACGAGGCGTTTCCACCCCTCTGGCAATCATAACTGCCACAAAAGGTGTCATATCAGTTGTAAATGGTTTCATTAGCTTCTCCTCTGAGGCGTGGGGCCAGAAGTTTAGCCGCTGACGCAGTACATTCCTGGCCCCACTATTCTGACGCTTTCGCCACTTCCCAGCGGTGATACTCACGTCAGGATCTGGTGAGAGAGGCGGGGAGGAAATCCACCTCTCTCTTGTTCTAGGTTAGAACGGTATGTCGGTATCGTCTACCTTGCCATCAGCTGGGGCGTTGCCACCATCTGACTGACCTTTGGAGCCGAGACGGAAGGTTGAACCGGCACCAGCCAGCTTGACCTTGAATGAGCGCTGCTTCTGCCCATCCTTCTCATACTCCTCAATGACAGGCTGACCCTGAACGAACACGGTGCTGCCCTTCTTGAGGTACGGCTCGATGACGTTGGTGACGAGGCCTTTGCCATTGCCACC